GTTTGAGTCTTCAGACTTTGTACCTGAAGGGTTGCGAGGGGTGATTGCAAAGTATGCCACTATCAAGGCTCTGGCTGTGATTGGTGATGGACTCTTAGCGGGGTTCTCCAGTCAGTCGATCAGTCTGGATGGGCTGTCAGAAAGCTTTAGTTCAACTCAGTCTGCAACTTCAGCATTCTTTGGAGCGAGAATTAAGCAGTATTCAGATGAAATAACTGCTTGGTTGGAAAAGAACAGGTATAAGTTCTCACCAGTACCGATCAGTTTTGTAGGGGCGTATTAAACCATGGCTAATTCAAGTGCCTTTAGGACATTTCAAACACCTCAAAACTATGAAGATGCTTTAGCAAGGCATGGTCAATGGATTAGGTGGGTAAGTGGAGTTACTTGCCCTTGTCTTAACTCGAATACTATGCAACCTGATCCATCATGCTCCCTTTGCCGTGGGCGTGGAAGGATTTACAGGTCTCCGGGACGGTTTAACTTTCTGGATGAGATTGTAAAGCATGATTCACAGGGCAGAGTGTATCCTTCAAAGGTTCCAATTGTGTCTGGGAGTGCTTTTGTAAGTCATCAAGGGACTGCACTGACGCTCTCAGGAACGCAACCTGCCGATCTTTCATACATTCAGTTAGCTTCACCCTATCCGAAGGCGTGGCAGAGGCTTAAGGCTAATTATGAGTGGAATCCTAATGTGGCTGTAGTGTCCGAAAACAGTGAAGTGTATGGTACGAACATCTTAAGAACTACAGCTTCCCGGTTTGATGAAAGGGGTAAAAGCTTTGAAGGTTCTATAAAGAGTGCAAGTAGGGTCTACAATGTTACCAAGGCTGAGACTTACACCATAACATCCGTGTATAAAGAGTACGTTTATGTATCCGGTATGGGTACATGGGTAAGCGGGGATGTTTTGGAAGTAGATTATCTGTACCAGACTCCATTCGATTTCATGCTGGTGGCTATCAGTGGTCGAATGAGATACGAACAACCTTATGTGTTGGACGATGCGGATGCAATTCTGGTTACTCCATACTGGGCACAGCCTTCTCCAGATGACTTGTTTACAGCATTGGCTGTTGAGCAGACTGGACGGGCGATTGTGAATCCTACTATTAGGGCGGGGAATGATGTGGTTTCAGCCTTTTATGATTTATCCCGGTTGTTAACTGTGATAGATGTTGCCGGGGTAGAATATACTGTAGGGGTTGGAAAGAATGTTGAGATCTTTGAGCGGAATGAATTGAAGTGGAATATCACTAAACCTACTCGTCAATACGTTGCTCAGTTCACATATCATCCCACTTATACGGCACTTAATTCTATGTCTTCATTGAGGAATGCAGAGAATAAAGCATTTGTGAACCGGATCAGCGTGAAGCAATTCGATAGGGTTCATGAGAAGGTGTTATACTAATGGCACGTCTCAGGGTTAAAGTACAGGAACTTGTACCGGAGTTTGTACAACTTGCAAAGCGTGGTAAGAACCATTTATTGATGGCGAATACCATGCTCGTGGTTGAGAAACTCAGTACGATGTACCAAGAGGCGTGGATAATGGCGGCTTCTGGTGCATCTTTTCCGGGTCTTCCCTTTGTAATTAACTCAACTAATTATCAGCGGACTATTAAGAGGCGGCAGATAGCACCTACTATCTGGGAGATCTATTCTGATTATACAACCAAGTCAGGGCGGGGAGTTACGGAGCTTCTTGAAGCTGGGCACGGGCCGATTGACCTGAAGCCGGGGTTATTGAACGGGCCTAAATCCCGTATGGGTAAGAATGGCAGATACAATATTGTATCATTCCGACATGGAACTCCCGGATCAGATCCCCATAGAAATAATCCAATGCCTTTATCAGTATATAAATCATTCAGTTCACAGGTTAAGGAGGTGGATGCTCAAAGGAAAGCAGGGGCATCACCTATTCCCGGAACTTCATATACAAGTCAATCCAGTGCTAAACCGGGAGATCGATCATATACATGGGGTACTAAATACAATACGATGGATCAGCGGGGAAGGCGTTCGAAGATAATTAAATCTAAGGGTAAGACACTGGGGCATTATACTCAGAAGTCTGGAAAGTATGCAGGGATGGTAAGGCTTCAACAGAGTACCCAGAACTCTAAGAGTGGAAAATACCTTACGTTCAGGATTGTATCTTCTCATAGTGATCCGATGTCATGGATAGTACCTGAGCAAGATCCATTCCCTATTCGACAGGCGGTTATTGATCATATGAAACCGTTCGCAGAGGGGATGTTACAAGAAGCGTTGGAGGCGGATATCAAATAATGGGTAATATATACAAGACTTCACGGGCAGAAATTGTATTAGTAAATACCAATCAGAGATTTGTATATGCTCTTGATGCTGAGAATCCTGAGGTGAGTTTAACTAAACCATTGCGGGATTTCCTTGAGACTATGGGCTATTCTAATATATTTCCCAACTTTGATAATATCAGGGTAGGGACTGTACATCCTTTTGCAATACTGTTAGCTCAGGAAGTGCTGGGAAATAGTCAGGATGTGAATGTGTTTCCATCGATCACTATAGCTGATTCTAGTTTAGAAGAAGATGCAGATGTTTTAGGTGACGGGTATCAAGCATTGACATTTACACCGGAGGACATTGCTTCATTGGGAGGTTACCGGGACGCTGGGGAGATATTTGTATCTGATGATGGGTGGACTAAGATACAGGCGAAGGTTGATGAAGCTGGGTATATCATAGGTATTAAGAAGCGATATCACACTATGCATTCTTTAGATTTTAATATATGGGCAGATAATAAAGCAGTAACAAGTTTTATATTTGATGCAGTCAGTCACTTTATTATTCAGAAACGAATAGATGTGCATAACGACCATGGGATAGACTTGGGAAGAATTGGCGGTCGGAGGTCAGGAGATATCAATCTTGACTTTGGTATGTTGCTCTATGGGGCTAATCTTCGAGTACAGTCAGGTATGGATCATTCAGCAGTGCTGTTTGATACCTCATTGAACTCGATAGCTGAGATAGATGTTAAAGTTTATCCTCAGTATTTCACATTTTAAGGGAGGATTTGAATGGCTAAGAAGAAAACGGAATCCGATATTTTGATGGAATCGGAAGAGATGATTCTGACAGAACCAAAATCTGATCAGATAACTATCGATAAATATCTGAAGCTTCATACTTCTGGAATACATTCTTATTCACGGGCTTATCTTATTGAACAGTTCCGTGGTATAATGAATAGCAAGGAAGCATGGGACAAGAAGATAAATAAGATTATGGAGGGTGGCAAATGAGCCTTGATTATCGAACATTTTCGAGTGCGGGAAAGAAAAGTACGCACATTATTCCGGGTGCATATTCTCGGATTGACTCTGTAAAAGGAGCAGGTGGATTAGCCGCTTCAAACAATGGTGTGGTTATGGGAAGGAGTACAGGTGGACAACCTGCTACCCTTTTACAGTTTAATACAGTTGCTGAAGCAGTAGCTACCCTTCGGAGTGGAGTACTGATGGAAGCTGTACGACTGGCATTTGATCCGGGTGGTGATGTTAATCCACAGCGGGTATTTGCAATGAGGGTCAACTCAGCTGTACAGGGAGCGGCACAGCTTGTTGATGGCAGTGTTAATGATATGATTGAGTTAACATCCTTAGATTATGGAGCTTACACAAATCAGATTAAAGTAACACTTGCGGCAGGCACCAATTTTGGTAAGAAACTTACAGTGGCTTACCAGTCAGAGACCGCAGAAGTCTTTGATGATATTAGACAGCAGAGCTTTACCATAGAGTATACTGGTGGAGCATGTACGATGACCATTGTGAATAACAATGTAGCTCAGACATTAGTAAGTTCGGTAGGTGGTTTAAGTGTCGATCTTAATGATTACCCGACTATTGAAGAGCTTGCGGCGTATATCAATGATCAAACTTCTTTTGATTGTACTCCAATCGCCGGACAGGAAAGTGCAAGCTCCTTGCTTATTGATGCGGCCTCGGCTGTGAGTATTGCAACTGCGGTTATTCATGAGAGTTCATTTCAGGCAATTATTGATACTGTGAATGCCAAGTCAGCAAGAATATCTGCGGCGGGCAATAACTTAGCTATCAGTCGAGTGCCTCCAGCTGTGCTTGCAGAGACTTATTTAACTGGTGGATCAGAAGGCTCTTATGGATCAACTGAGTGGACGGCGGCATTGCTGGCTATGGAAGCTGAAAACATTCAGTTTATTTCGACTCCAGATCCTTTAGCGGCGGCACATGCTTCGATCAAAACTCACTGTGCTCTGATGAGTGGGGTGACTGGGCGAAAGGAAAGACAGTTTCTTGTGGGTGCTCCATGGGGTTCTGGTACTTTGGCAACTGACATTTCGACAGCTCAGGGTGCGGCTCAGACATTGAACAGCAAGTATGGGATGTACGTATTTAATGGTGGAACCCAGCGGGATGTAAATGGAGTAGTCCAGAATTACTCAGCATCGTATGCGGCCTGCATGCTTATGGGTATGAAGACTGCATTGTCAATCAATCAGCCTCTCACTTTCAAATCATTGAACTTCATTGCGCTTGAACACAAGCTGTCAGATTCGAGTCTTGAAAGTCTGCTTCAGGAAGGTG